CTGCGGATGATTTTTCAAATCATAAGAACCATCAAAATCACGAGGACAAACCATTGTCCCGTAACTAGTAGTTTTCATTACACTCCGTCTGTATTCAAACCCACAAACATCGCACTCAACAATTGAATTTAATCCTCTAGCCATTAGCTCGGCAACCAATCTGTAACTGTTACTGTTGTCGGAGGCATCGGCGATCTTCTAGACGGAACCTTAATTGTTTCAACATCAAGGCTTCTTGCAATTTTATTTTGAGGATGATTTTGTTTATTATATTTTCCTTCAAAATCTAGAGAGCAAACCATTAACCCGTAACTATTTTTTTTTAAATCTCTAAGTTTGTATCTAAATCCACATACGTCGCATATTCCAAAAACATTTCTTTCTGATCCCATAATATTATACCGCTACTTTAGGTTTTAAGAAAATGCTTACTCGCTCTCTATCCTCTTCTATTGCTCTGGAAAAACGCTCTTCATATTCTGTTTTAACAAGTTGTATGCGATTTAGGTCAACACCGGGACGTTTCATTGACATATAATATGCAAGCCCTGCAGTTAAACACGGCAAAAATCTGCGAGATATATCTGCATTTTGTATAGCAGATTTATCTACATCTTCCATATAACGTACAAGTTCTAATTTAATTTGATCAGTAGAGTTTTCTGGGAGGGGCCACAAAAATACTGTGGGCTGACCACGGCCATGTCGAATGGCATACTGAGTAGTTCTGCCTGTTTGACTTTTGTTTGGAATTTTTAAATA